CTCCACCAAAATAATGCCAGAGTAGCTCAGTCGGTAGAGCAGCGGTTTTGTAAACCGAAGGTCGTGGGTTCGATTCCTTCCTCTGGCACCACTAAATGGGAATCATGTGTAAAGAAACCTGAGAAGGTATACACTGGAACCGAGATCATAGGAATAGGACAGATGCATAAATCTAATGCAGTACCTATTCGTAGGAAAGAAGATGCCAAATCACTGGCAAACATGAGAAGATAATGAAAACTATTATTCATATTAACAAAAACCTTAAACAGTCAAACGATAAACATGGAAAACTTTTTCCTGTCTGTCGAGTAGAGACTGAAGGAAAGACTTGGTATGGAACAAAGGTTGATATTCTTGGGCCTAGTTCAATGATATACAGTCCAGATAAACCAAGAAAATGTGGTGCAAGACTTTGGATTGAAACTGATGACGAAGTTGTAATACATAATAAAGTATCATTTGCTGATATGAGGAGATAAAATGAAAAAAAATAGATTGAAGTATGATGAGAAGAAGGGCCCACAACCACGTGGTCTTTTTGTCGAAGTTAGGAATAACAATGTTGACAAGGCATTGCGTATTTTGAAAAAGAAATTACAAGAGGATGGTCTTTTCCAAGACTTGCGTGAACGTGAATATCATATGACCAGAGGTGAAAAACGCAGAAGAGATGCCGCATCTGGAAAACGCAGACAAGAAAAGAATCTTCAAAAACGTATGGAAGAACAGGGGTATTAATGGTACATGACACTAAAACACACACCCCTCTAAAAGAACACCACGAACTAGTATGGTACGTTAAGTGGGTTTCTTCTATCGTTATTGTTTTTGCAATGATTGCCACTATAAATGATCTGTATCCTTGGAATATGTTTCTACAGTTCGCTGGATGTGCTGGTTGGTTATGGGTTTCTATTAAGTGGAATGATCGTGCATTGATAGTTGTAAATGCGGTAGCAGTTGCAATATTCATCAATGGTTTTGTAATTTATTTTAAGGGATAAATAATTATTATGGTAAAGAAAATTAAAGTTCAAACAGACAATTCTAAATGGGTTGCACCTAAACGTAAGAAGAAACGTAAACCTATGTCTGAGGAACAAAAGGCGGCCGCAGTAGAACGTCTTGCAAAGGCGAGAGAGAAGAAGGCGGCGGCAGACCCCTCATATGGTAAGTCTGGTGTTCATGAGTCTTTATGGGACTTACCTAAAGACCACCAGTTACATCCCGACAAAATTAAGGTTTGGATCAAAACGCAAACTGATCTTGCAAGAGCTGAACGTGCTCAGGTTAAACAGAATGTCAAAGGTGCGATTGCGAAACTTGCAGACCATGAAGGTTACGTAAGACACATGAAATCTTATCTCAAACATGGAGATTGGACAGATATGTTTTACGGTGAGTACCAAGAGAAGAAGATTCGAGGTAGGTGTGTTGCACTTGGTTACTATTGGACTGGGCCGAAGAAAGGTATTGCTAAACGTGATGTTGGTACATTTTATCCAGACTTAGGTATGGTATGGGAACAGGGTATGGAAGAATGACTGATGAAAAACCTTCTGCTGAAATAATACAGGGGCCATGGAAAGGTCTGAGAAAAGTAGTGATTCCTGATGTAGAGGAAACAAGAAAAATGCAAGAAGACATTATGTTTGCAAACGAATTAACAGAAGAAATTCTAGTGCAGATAGTTCATGCTTTAAGTGAGAATGGTATCAAAATTGATGATGATGGTTTTATTAGGAATCTGGGATTTCTAGTTGAGACTCTTAAAGCAACCATATATAAAGATATGAAACTTAAACATGAAATGAATGATTTGATTGATCTAGTTACAGTTGTTACTAAGAATGAAGAGAAACAGACGGAAAGTTCTCTTGACTTAGATGTAATTGAAGAGTTGGTAGGAAGTATAGATAATGATGACGATGAAGTTTCATAGACCTTTTTCTCCTACTATCTTGGAAACTCAGGTTCCAGAAAAATTTATTGATATTATCAATAATTGTGTAGACCCTATTCTTGCAGATGAACAAAAATCTATACAGTGGGATTGGTCACATAAACTGGTGGGCAAAGTTCATAAAGAGGTACAGATTCCTATGTCAAATGAGAATGATATAATGTACACAAAAGAGATTATGAAGTTGGCCTGTTTATCTTATGTTGAGGAAGCAATTAAAAACAATACTGCATACGGTTGGAAGAAGATTGCTGGTGACGCAGAACCAACTTTGCAAAATGTGCATCTAACACAGAGTTGGGTAGTCAGTCAGTATGCAGGCGAGTTCAATCCTTGGCATCATCATAACGGAAACCTCTCTGGGGTTCTCTATCTTAAACTACCCCCTAAGATGCATGAAGAGATTGTAGAGGACAACAAGGATCATTATCCAGCGAGTGGGTTGATTGAATTTATGTTTGGTGAGAACCAAGAGTTTCGTAGTGATAATCTTAAATTTAAACCAGAAGTGGGTAAGTTATTGGTATTTCCATCATGGCTCAAACATTTCGTATATCCCTTTCAAAGCAAGGGTGAGAGAAGGAGTATGAGTTTTAACGCTCATATGTACGTGGCAGAATGATATTAGTTGATATGAGTCAGATCATGATGGCAAACATTATGATGCAGATGCATATGTCTAAGAAATCAGAACCAGATGAGAATATGGTTCGACACATGGTTCTTAACTCATTGCGTATGTATCGTACACGTTTTCTGTCTGAATTTGGTGAGATGGTTCTTTGTTATGACTCTAAACACTATTGGAGGCGAGACTACTTTCCAGAGTACAAACATAGTCGTAGGAAGAACAGAGGAACAGATGATAAAGATTGGGACGCTATTTTTGAGTGTCTAAATAACATCAAGGATGAAGTTAAGACACATATGCCGTACAAGTCAGTAGAGGTATATGGTGCAGAGGCAGATGATATTATTGCGACACTATGTTCTGAATATGCAGAAGAGATTATGATACTATCTGGGGATAAGGATTTTATTCAGTTACAACGGTTTCCTAATGTAAAACAATATAGTCCTATTACCAAGAAAATGATAAACGGTGAAGACCCTGTTAGGTATATTAAAGAACATATATTTAAAGGTGATACTAGTGACGGTGTTCCTAATGTGTTATCACCAGACAATACCTTTGTTGATGGGTTACGACAGAAACCTATGACAAAGAAAAAGATTGAGGCGTGGATAGATCATGATTTTGAAGACGTTGCACCAAATGATGAGGTTAAGAGAAATTATCAAAGGAACTTGAAACTAATTGATCTTACATATACTCCAGATGAATTGTCTAGTGAGATATTAGAAACTTACAGAGAATCACCATCAGGAGATCGCAGTCAACTATTAAATTATTTTATAAAAAAGAGGTTAAGTACCCTCACTGAATCGATAGGAGAATTCTAGATGTCAGACAATTACACACCACTATATTCAGAAATTCTGGATAAACTTGGAAAGATCAAATCTAAAAAAGATAAGGTCATTCATTTGAAACAGCATAATGAGTCATCCTTGAGAATGGTTATCAAGTCTTCATTTGACCCTAAAATTAAGTGGGCATTACCAGAAGGTGAAGTTCCATACAGGAAGAATGAAGCACCAGAAGGAACTGAACATTCCAACCTATCATATGAGGCACGTAAATTGTTTCATTACATCGAAGGTGGTGATGGTCAGATTACTCAGAATAAACGAGAAGCAATGTTTATTCAGTTGTTAGAGGCGTTACATCCAGACGAGGCAGATATCCTTGTCGCTGCAAAAGATAAAATCCTACATCGTAAATATAAAGGATTGTCTGAAAATGTAGTAAAGGAAGCGTTCGATTGGGATGATAATTTTATGGTTATCGAACATGAACATTATCCACAAAGAGAGGGGCCTGCCAATGGTTAAATCACCCAGTATGCGGTATAAGTGGGAATGTCCAGATTGCGGTCATATCCACGAATCAGAGACTCCACCAGACCAAGATTGTCCTATTTGTGGCAGTCCAGCAGAAGATTACGTAAGAATAGATTAAACTTTTTTTACTTTTCGTTTAAAATCAACGACTTAGTGATAGCGATTTTTCTTGACATATATTATTCCATGTGTTATTATAATAATATAATGAGACATAACGAAGAAGGAAAGAATATGAAAATAGAATTAGGTACAGAAATCATAGGTCGTTTTGGTGCTATGCTTCCAGAAGAAAGAGGTGAAGTTGTCATGATCGGTAATTTCTCTCCAGAAATCAAGGTCAAGTGGGAAGATGATAAGAAAGGCACTTGGTTATCTTTGACTGAGATCAGGGATGACTATTTTGATCCTAAGTTGCCCGCAATAGGTTACTTTGCAATTGATACAGATCGTGCATGGGATTGGGTCGAATAATGATTCTTAATATTACAGGTTCTTGCAAATCGACTAGGAAACTAGTCGAGTCTGCTGCATGGAGTTATGCAGAAAGACTGATAGGTAAGAGGTTGTTAAACACCTTATACATTGATATCAAATTAGTAAGAAATTTGAATGACAAAGAAGGGATGGAAGGTTCTTGCATCTGGGATGAGTGGGAAGCAAAATCTACCCCACGTTCTTATACTATTGAGTTAGACTCTAGTGTATCACTTAGAAATATATTGATAAACCTTGCCCATGAAATGGTTCACGTTAAACAGTGGATTTGTGGTGAGATGTATGAATATGTTGATCCTAATGTAGTTAGGTTCATGAAGAAAAAAGTAGATATTTCAAATATGGATTACTATGACTATCCTTGGGAAATTGAGGCGTTCGGTCGTCAGTTGGGATTGTTCATAAGAATGTGTGAAGAAGATGGTCTTGCAGACCGTAAAGATATGATGGAGATTGCATAATGTTATATGTTGAATATGAAAAAGATGGCGAAGTTTACTACAATATAGTAGATTCCGTTGAACCCCTATTCTCTGATGAGAATGTTACTATAATTAAAGTGGAGACTTTATAATGGGTAAGGTAAAAAATTATATGATGGACATGGAAGAGTTGGTTGATTGTGCCGTGTGTGAAGGTGCAGATGACTTCAAGGAAGTTGCTAACTTTGTGTTGAACAACTACAAACCTATGTCTTTTGTTGACATTGAGTATTGTAAAACTTACTACAACAGAACGATGGGAGAAGTAACCGCTCAAAAAGAATCATACGGTGAGCAGTATGAAACGGTGAATTTCTAATGAATTTACTAGAAGGTTTGCTGGCAGGAGTTCTGATGATCTCCCCATTACAAGCCGAGGTTCCAGAAACGGAACCATCGGCACAATGTCTCGCAATGAATATGTATCATGAGGCGAGAGGACAAGGGATTGCAGGCGTACTTGCAGTCTCTTTTGTCGTATTCAATAGAGTCCGTGACAAGAGATTTCCTAACACAGTATGTCAAGTTATAAAACAAGGCCCTACTAGAGAGAGTTGGAAGACACGCAAGAATAAGAATCTTGCACCCAATCAGAGGAAATACTATCCTGTTAGGAATCGGTGCCAGTTCAGTTGGTTCTGTGACGGCAAGGATGATACCCCTAGAGATAAGAAAACATATGCACGTATGTTACAAATCGCAGATGGTATGATTGACAACCAATATAGTCTTATAGATATAACAGATGGTGCGTTGTTCTACCATGCAGACTATGTAACCCCTTCATGGGCAAAGACCAAATTGAAGACAACAGAAATACAAGATCATATCTTTTACAGGTGGGAAGTTAAATGACTTGGTTACTAGTTCTAACTGTGTGCGGTCTGACTATCTATGATTGTCAGACTCAAGTAGTATCTACGCATGACAAGATAGAACAGTGTACAGAGGCGCAACTAAAACACGCTGAGATTCCAACTGATGGTGATTGGCGAACCATAATTTATGAATGTAAGTTAAAGGGTGGGGTGAGTATATGAGTCACTTTAGGTTTATAGAAAAAAATATAGATGTAAGTAGAATAGTTGCAGAAATAAACCCTAATGATTGGGATGTTGCTGGAACTATTAAAGGTGCCTCTGGGGATTTAAAACCTTACGGATTTCTACCATTAACTATGGCGGTGATTGATAAAGAGGGTGATGACCCTAAGAATACTGAGAGACAACAGAACACTCCTATGTTCAAAACATACAAAGAAATTAGACGGTGGTTGAAATCTTATAAACTTCATCGACACTCTAGGGCAGCATTTTTTAGATTAAAACCTGGCGATACTGTAGGTATGCACATAGATGATGGCACTTACTACCTTACAAGAGATAGGTATCATCTATCCTTACAAGGAACTTACAAGTATTGGGTAGGAGATGAAATGCATATTATCGAGCCGGGTACATTTTTTTGGTTTAATAATAAAGAATATCACGGTGCAAAAAATGTCAGTGATGTGGATAGATTAACTTTTGTTTTTGATGTTCCTAAGAGTAAAAATAATCCATAGGTACTTGACATTTATATATGTATCGGGTATAGTATAATCAACACTAACAGCAAAGGAGATTTACTATGGTTTTAGGTTTAACTATTATTGGTGGACTTGTAGTTGCTAACGCACTTGTTTATTCAATCGGACTTTTATTCTAATGAACATTTTTTACCTCGACAAAGACCCTGTTATTTCTGCACAAATGATGTGTGACAAACACGTGGTCAAAATGATCTTAGAATCTGCACAAATGTTATCGACTGCACATCGTGTGGTCGATGGTGATTATTTTGCAGATTCTACAGGAATGTACAAGATGGCTCATAAGAATCACCCAAGTACAATCTGGGTGCGTTCTAGTCCAGATCACTATGCATGGTTATACAATCATATGCTCGCACTCATGAAAGAGTATACTTTCAGATATGGAAAACACCATGCGACTGAACGACTGATAGAACCTTTGCGTCCTGCTCCTTCTAAACTTGCTCTAGAAGAGTGGGTAGAATTTGTTGACCCCCCACAATGTATGCCTGAAGAATGTAAGGGTGAGGACACTGTTCTTGCGTATCAGAAATACTATATAGTAGAGAAGTCTGGTTTTGCGACTTGGAAAAAACGATCAATCCCGAAGTGGTGGAAGGACAATTCTGATGCAGAGAAGAGAAGGTTATTGGGATTACATGGGAAGAAAGTTGCGTGAGGATACATCTAGGATGACATTGATAGAGAAAGACATGGCCGGTTTGACTGAAAGTCATTATAATGTATTGAAGAAACTAAAAAAAGTTTCGGAACACAACATAGAACTAGTGAAAAAATTAGAGAGATTGGGTGGCGATCCAAAACAGATGGAGTTTGATTTTTAATGAAAGTTTTTGTTATTGCTGTGGTAATGTTTTGGTCAAATCCAGTAGATAAACCATATAAAGATGCAATAGAGATTGACACTCTAGATGGTAAACCATTCTTTTTTATTAACAAAGAAGAGTGTTTTAAGTATGTGGATGAAAATCTAGAAGGACTAAAACAATTTGGAATGTATCATTTTAAAACAGCAGATGCAGTTGAAAAAATAGTTTGTATTCCAAAAATGCAGAAGGAAACATAATGCCGACATATACGTTTTATGATGAAAAATCTGGAATAGAGTGGGATGAAACTCTCACTATTGCAGACAGAACAAAATTCTTAGAAGACAATAAACACATTAGACAAGTAATCGTACCAGTTGCTCTTGCTGGTGATCACCTAATGGGCGTGGGCCCTAAAGTAGATGGTGGGTTTACTGAGAATATGCAGAGGATTGCTCAGGCACATCCCGGCTCCCCTCTGGATGATAAGTTTGGTGGTTCTACTAGAACACACTCAGAATTGAAAACTAGGGACGCAATAAATAAACACAGAAAAAAAGTGGAACGATCAGGTTTCTCTGCGAGTAAGAAGAAAACATTATAGGAATTATTATGGCGAGTAAAAAGAATAAAGAAATCAATCACAACAATCTAGTTACAATCAAACCTATTACAGATAATCAAAAGGTTGTATTTGACACTTGGAAAAAAAGTAAGAACCAGTTTCTATTTGGTGCCGCTGGTACAGGTAAGACATTCTGTGCGTTGTATCTTGCAATGCAGTCTGTTATGGACTTAAAGTCTAATTTCGAAAAAGTTGTCCTTGTTCGATCTCTTATTCCTACACGTGAAATCGGTTTTCTGCCAGGCGATGAGGAAGATAAGGCGGCACTCTATCAAGTACCATATCAGAATATGGTGCAGTTTATGTTTGAGATGCCAAATGAACAATCCTTTAATAATTTATATGATCGACTCAAAGGTCAAGGTACACTGTATTTTCTCTCTACTTCATTTCTAAGGGGATTGACGTTAGACAACGCAATCGTGATAGTAGATGAGTGTCAGAACATGAACTTCCATGAACTTGATACAATAACAACACGTGTTGGACAAGACTCAAAGATCATGTTCTGTGGTGATTTTGATCAGACTGATCTACAGAGAACAAATGAGAAGAATGGTCTTCATGATTTTCTACGTATTCTAGAAGAGATGGAAGAGTTTAATTGTACAGAATTTACAATCGGTGATATTGTACGTTCTGGTTTTGTTAGAAACTATTTGATCAACAAGATCAAACTTGGCATAGGTATGGAGTAGTCAAATGGATATGGTAAAATTACGAGAGGAATTGGAATCTGATGAAGGAGTCAAATACGAAGTATATAATGATCATCTTGGTTATGCTACTTTTGGTATCGGCCATCTTGTACTGGACTCCGATCCCGAATACGGTTCCGAAATC